TAAACATGTTTTACGAACATTCCCCATATATAGTATACACTATTTAATTCGACAAAATATACACATACTACAGAGCAATACACTAAAAACAGAGCACAAAAATAAACACAAAAATTAACACAAAATTAACTACAAAAATATGTCGAAACTTTTATTAAAAAAACTTTTCAAAAACAGTTCTTTTTTGTTACCAAAATGATATAATAATAATATAAGATAAAGATATATAAAAAGGGGTTATAAATATGAATAAAAAATCATTAATGCAAAACGCTCACAGAATTACAAAGAAAATAGTTAAATTATACGGAGTTGATTACAGAACTCAATTAGGTATTTCAATGAAATATGTTTATAATCAATATAAACTATATGCAGAAAATGAAATAAAAAATTATAGAAAAAACATTTTACTTACATTAGATAAATTAGTAAATACAGACGACGAAAGATTTGATAAATATTTTGAACTATATCATAAATACATTAATTTATCAAAAAACATTATTCAAAAATCATATAATTTAAAATCATTAAACGCTTTTATGTATAATAGTTTAGGTAACAAATATGTAATGTTTAATCCTAGTTTTCATGAGAACTACATGGTTAAAGACGCTTGTGAAAACATAAAACTATATTTGAAACAAAGATAATAATGGAGGGTTACTCCCTCCTACTAATAAGAGGTGTAAATATGGAATTAGAAAAAGTTATTGATGTTGTTTTAAAACAAAAACCAAGTAAAATAATGATATATTTAAGAGATAAATTATTATTTAATGATAATATAAATCAATTCTTAAAATATTATAATTATTTACACAATTTGAATGTATACACATATGAACATTTAGACAAACAGAAGAATATTATATTAATAAGAGTAATTGAATAAGAGGAGATTTTATGATAGGTATCACAACTAAAAATATTACCAATGCAAATGGAGTGTTAATATTAAAAGGTGAAAAAGTACAATGTTTATTTGTTACTCATTTAGGTAATAGCCAATACGAGGGTTTATTTGTAACTGAAACTGGTGTTAAGTTTGTATCTGATTTTTCAAATGTGATTTTTAATATTAAAAAATAATTATAAAAGGAGAATTGCTTATGTATAATGAATATTATGAAAGATTAAATCCAATGTTAAAAAAAGATTATAAACTTATTGAAAAGGAATGTGAAAAAATCTTATATAGTAATGCAGTTTATGACGTTATAACTTTTCTAAATGACTTTATCTATGATTTAAGCGACGTCGTAAATAATAATTTCTACTTAGCTATATGTGAATTAGAAGATTATTACATGGGTATTTACAAAAATAATATTAATATTAAGAGGTGATAATATGAAAAAGATATTAATTAGTATCTTAACAGCATTATTTATTATTGGTTCAAGTCCAGTACAAGCACAAGACAAAATTTACGGCGACATATACACATATGAATATGTATATGATATATTTGGTAAACCAAAATTAAACGCTGACCGTAGTAATCTAATTACAAGAGTTAGACACACAATAAACACCATAGATGAATATGAATTCTGGTTAGATAATAATTTTAATAATCCAGTATTTGTACAACAATAAAATTAGGAGGTAATAAAATGAAAAATTTTTTAATTAATTTATTGATAAAAGATTGTTGTAAAGGTAGATGTTGTGATGAATGTCCGTTTTATAATCCACACTCTAACTGTTATTTAACAGATATAATTAATATAATAAAAAACACTGAAAAGGAGAATGAAAATTATGAAAAATAATTATGGTGTTGATGTTGAAATAACTGAAAAGGAACTTCAAGATTATGCGACTTGTACAAACTGCAAGAAACCAAGTTCATACAAAGGTAAAATGTATTGGTTTAATGGTAAACTTTACTGTAAAGATTGTTTAATTCAGGAACTATTAAAAGAAAACGTAATATATGACAATTGGTATAGTAATAATTGAATATACAAAATCTGGTGATAAAACATTATGTAAAGTAATAATTAATAAGAGATTATGAAAAGGAGAATATAATCTATGAAGAGAATAACAAAAATCAATGATAATGAATATATTAGTAAAGAGATAGAGCACACGACTTCTATTGCAGGAACAATAATAGAATTAATAATTTATTTAACATTACTAGGTGTCTTAACAAAATTTGTTAATATGTTTATGTAGGAGATGTAAATAATGAGGGGTTATGGTCATTTCAAATTTGAACAATATAAGTTATGGTGTAAAAACCATCACAAGAAAGCTTGTCAGTATTTAAACTTTAAAGTATTCATAGAACTATATGGAATAGCAAAATAAAAAGGGAGTTTATAACTCCCACTACATAGTTAGATATATTCTAACATAATTATATAGGGAGGTTAATATAATGGCAAGAAACGGTGTTCATTCAGGAGGTAAAAAGAAAGCAAGGTATTACAAAGTTTGGGATAAAGAAACCGGAACATATAAAGGTATTTGGAGGTTATCAGGTGGGCAAATTTGTATGCATGAGTTCTTTATATATGAAAGGTTATCACCTGAAATGGAAACTTATCTAAGTAAACTAAGGCAACAAGAACAAACAAGAAAATGTGTTGAAAGACAACAAATGGAAAGATATGATAATTATCTAAAATAAATTTTATTTGGGGGAAAAGGGTTTATGAATTTAAAAAGGCAAAAAACGTCTATATCTAACAGAGAATTTACCGGAGGTAAAAAAGATACAAATTACTTCAGTAAAAAACTTAAAGAGTTTGGTTTAAAAGTTCCAAAATATCTAAGTAAAGGTATCACACAAAAACAATTTAAAACTTTACAAAATAAACTTTTAAAATCAATAACAAACAGACAACATGAAGAACAAATATATAACCAACAAACTAAAAAACTAAATACAGCTATTAAACAACAGATAAAACTATTTAATGAAAGAGTTGATATAGTAAGCAGTATAGTACGTAAAAAATATGACTTTACTATTAAAGATTGGAATTACATTACTGGTAAACCAATAACATACATGGGAAGAAACAAGACATTTGACAATTATAATGATAATCTTATACTTGCTCACAAAAGTTTTAAAAGATTACATTTTTCAGATAATGATGCAAGGAAAGAGCATTTACAGTACATGAAAGAATTAACTAAAGGAATGACAGTTAAAAATTTTGAAAACTGGTTTATTGAAAACAAAGGTGCCACAGATTGGTTCGAGAATGAGTATTTAAAAGGTCAACTATTCGACGAACTTTCAGAAAAAGATATAGATACACTAATGGATTATTTTAACACTTTATCAGGACTTAAAAAAGAACTTGTAATTAAACAAGCTTTAAATAAGATTAAAGAAAAGTATGAAAATTCTGAAGACCCAACTGCATATAAGTTTAAAGCATATAATCAGGTAATGAGGAATTTGATAAATTATGGTAGAAATGACGAGGTAAGTTAAATGGAGGACTTAAACAAATTGTTAGTTTATTGTCACGAAAGAATTGGAAAATACTTTTTTGAAAATCAATTACAAACACTTTTTGATGATGAATGTAATTTTGCTTTTGATATAGAAGCGTGTCCTACTGATGAATCAAAACAAGAAATGTACACATATTCTTTAAGTTTCATGTCTTGCGACATTCAGAATAACATTTGTTATAACTTTAATGATGTTACTGAATGTTTAAATACACTATTATCATTACCTTGTAAAATTGTAAATTTGTATGCTCATAATTGTGGATATGATATGAAACCAATAATAATAAATTACATTGAACAATATGGTAATAATGCAAAACAGCAAGAGTATTACACTCTTAAAAAATATGATTGGTTCGAAAAAACAAGGAAAGAACTTAATTACGCTTACAATGGTAAAAGTAAAGTAATGAAACCATTTCAATATGATATTACCATGAAAGATGGAGTGTTTTATAAGTTAACTCTAATGAGTGATACAACTACAATAAATTTTTATGATACTTATAAATTAGTTCCATATAGTTTAAAAAAATGTTGTAAAGATTTCTTAGGTTTAGATTTAGGTAAAGATGGTTTAGATTATGAGAAAATAAGAAAACCAAATGATGTGTTAAATACTGAAGAGAAAAAGTATATTTATGACGACGTTTTTGGATTATCTTACTTAGTCAAAGCATTAAAAATAGACGGGTTAACTTTATCAGGAAAAACATTTAAGTTTACAAGATTAACTAATTCAGGTCAATCACTTCATGACTATAAATCAATGCTATTATATGATTTTATAAATAAAGAACCACCATTTGATAATAAAGAAGTGTATAACCAAGTTGAAAACTATTTGTTATTAAAAACTAAATTTTACAGTAAAGATATAAACAAGGACCATGATGAAATGGCACAAAATGTTTTTCTTGGTTTATATCCTACTGAAAGCTATTTTCAAGATGCTTGGGAACGACAGAGTTATTTTGGTGGATTATGTACAGTTCACAAAGAAAATGTTGCAAAGTTCTCAAAAAGAAAAAATAGAGAGGGCAGAGTGTATGACGTTAACAGTTTATATCCCTCAAGAATGAAAGATTGCTTACTTCCTTATGGAAAAGGGAACTATTGCGAAAAACCATATATAGAAATGAGTAAAACTTATAAAAAGAATTACCCTCTTTATATACAAGAGATAACAATTTATGCATTAGATGTTAAACCAAATAAAATGGCATGGTTACAGATTAAAGATAATCCTAGCTTTAACGGTGTTGAAGTACAACCAAATAATATAGTAGATGGTAAAAGAGTTACAATAAAATTAAGATTAACAAATGTACTTTTAGACTTACTTTTTGAGTGTTATGACGTAAAATCATACGAGTTAGGTGGTCATGTAGGTTTTCATGGAGCATACAATCTATTTAAATCTTATATTGATTTTTGGAGTGAAATAAAAAAGACACAAAAAGGAGCCGGTAGAAGTTTAGCGAAACTTAGGTTAAATGGTTTATACGGTAAGTTTGGTATGTGTGGTGTAAATGAAATAACATATATTCAAGTAGATGATGGAATTTTTCAAGTTGCACACACTCACAATGATATAATAAGTGAAACAATATATTTACCAATGGCAACATTTATAACTTCTTATTCTAAGGAAAAATTAGTTAAAGGTATAAACTTTAATTATAAAGTGTTCATGTATTGTGACACTGATAGTATTCATCTTTATGGTAACACTGTAAAAGGTATTGAAATACATGACACTAAGTTTGGTGCTTGGGCAAATGAATTAAAATTCAATGATTTTAAATACCTTGGTGCAAAAAGATATGCTGAAAAAGATAAGGAAACTGGTAAATGGATAATTAAATGTTGTGGTTTAACCGATAACATAATGAAACAAGTTGACAACATTGATGTTTTTGCTATTTGTAAACTTGACAATAAACAAATTGAAGAATACAAAAAGAATACTTATGATGGAACTGTTTACTACTTCTTTGATAAAGAATGTACTAAACCAATTCCCGGATTAATAAAATCAAATAAAATGAAAATTGTTAAATATGGTAGTTGCATGATAGAGCAACCATATAAAATTACAGAGAGAATATATTTTAAATAAAAGGGGTATGGATTTATGAAAATTAGAGAATTTATAAATAAAAATTATGGATTTATTTGTGGTATTGCAAGGAATGAATATAATAAAGAAAAAAATAAAATATTATATAAAAATTATGATGTTGATGATTTTACAAGTGAAGTGGTAATATTCTTTTTAAAGAATTACGATAATTATGATGATACACTTTCAAAAGAACGAACTTTTATTATTACTAATTGTAAATATTGTGCCGGTGTATTACGTGAGAGGTTAAGAAAAAATAATAGAAAAATAGATTTAATTACAAGTAATGAAAGTGAACTAATATCTAAAGATGAATTTAACAATGATTTAAACGCATATGAAAATATAGGTAAGGAAGATTTTTATAAAGAAATATCTGTTTTTACAGAACTTACACCAAAAGAAAAAACACTATGTCTTTATAAATTACATGGATTATCAATGAGTGAAATGGAGGAATTAACTGGTTTTTCAAGACAAACTTTATGGAGACATTTCAAAACAATAAAAGAAAAAATAATGTAAAATAAAAAGATAGGTTTTAATAATTAAAACCTATCTTTTTAAATATCTCCAAACTTAACTCTTTTAAACTTTGTGTTTGAAACCTACATTTCCCTTGACTAAATGCTTTCACTAAACCTTTTAACATTGGTTCTTTAGAGGTTAATAGTATCATGTTTTCACTATGTGAGCCACCATCTAATACATAGTTTGACATGATTGTACCATGATTAGAAAAATAAAATAAATCAGCCATCCAGTACACAAAAACTGTTTTACCATCTAATGTTAAACTAAACAGTGGGTGACATTTACTAATTGGTAATTTAGAAACAAAGCTTCTATTATCTCTTTGAGATTTATTCTCAATTGCAAACTCTTCGTAATTGGTACCACTTACCAATTTACCAAACTTTGTATTTTTCATTTTATTAATGAACTCGTTAGAAGTTTCGTAGCTAACTACTAATTCTCCATTCTGATACAATGAAAATCTCTCGTTTGGATTTGGGTTTAAATTGAAATATTCAAAGTAAGGATTTACCGTAGTAACATTGTTACCTAATAAGTAAACTCTTACATTTTCTCTTTCACGTTGTACTGTATAAACTAAGTCAAGAAGTGTTTCGACTTCATTATCCAAATATCGTATATATGCTTTATCTATCAAAAATTCATCAAATATAATTGTAGTAACATTTGGATACTCATTGGATTTTTCTGAAAGTGAAGTAGATAAGGGAACCAAATAACCGGCAAGATTTTTATTAATATATACATTATATCCTTTTACCTCAAATTCACATTCGGGAAACTCATTTTTCACTTTTTCAAAAAACTTATCTTTAACCTTTTTTAACTCTGATTTATATCTTCTAACATAAATAAATTGTTCACCTTTTTTAAGAAACTTATTTATTGCTCTTTTTTTAGCACCATAGGTTTTTCCATATCCCCTATTAGTTATTATCATGTTAAAAGTTGCATTATAGCTACTTATTTTATCATAATCATAATACATAAATTCACCTCATATAAGATTGTTTCACGTGAAACAATTTTTTATAATGTTTCACGTGAAACAATTTAATTATTTTTTATATCGTTTTCTATCTCTTCTAATCTTTTATCCATGCTTATTAAAGTGCTATTGAATTTGTCTAAACTTGTACCAAAGGCGTCTATTTGTGCTAATAGTTTCTTAATTATTACTACTAATACATATCCAAATGCACCACACATTGAAATAGGGAAACCAACTGTGCTAATAGCGTTTAAAATATCTTCCATATTTATCACCACATTTATCCTTTTAAAATTATTAAAGCACCTTACCAGTAAAGTCGCACCACTTAGTACCGTTCCAGTAAATAGGTTTATTCAGTGTTGTATCATAAATTATAGCACCGGCAGTTACACCTGAAGTAGGTCGTGTCTTATAATTACCTAATATTATCATTGTTTTTATTTGTATTTGATTTGCATTAAAATTACCATCTGTAAAATATTTTTCAACTTTTTTTCCAATCTCTTCAGGCATATGCTCTTTTACAAATTCAATATCTCTGTGATTCATTAACACGTCTTCATAAAATTTTGCCATAAATTCCTTAAAATTTTCATCATTTACATTATAAAAATTAGTAAGGTTATTATATAAGTTGTTTAAATCTGACATTTTTATCACCTCTCTTATTGATAAGTTTCAGTAATACATAAAGTAAAAGTAAGTTCTATGGTTTGTTCATCAGGTTTTTTATTTTCTACATAAACATAGCAACCAGTATCGTTTATGTTACCTATTCCATAAATACCAACTTTACTATATCCAAGAGATTGCCATACCCACTTGTTAAGTTTTCTTAAAGTCATTGTTGCGTCAATAACATTTTTGCTAGTTAATGACCAATAAAAAGGTATCCAAAAACTACCATTGTTATTATTAGAAGTATTATTAATATCTTCCCACGCTTGTTGCCATTGTTTAGCAGTTGCGTAACAATCAATATAATATTTCTTTATCTTTGCCATCTTATCATCATGTAAAACATATTTTTGTACCACTCCTGAAGTAGATGGGTAAACAATCTGTATTGTACTATAGTCGTTTTTAATTTCAGTAACTTTATTTTCAACTGTAGTTACCCAACCACCAACCCTTGCAATTTCAGTTGTATTTGCTTGAATTTTTGTAGTGTTTTCACTTATTGCATTAGTGTTTGCAGTAATTGCATTATCGGTATTAGTTTTGTTAGTATTATATAATTCTTTAAATGCTGATATATCTGACTTAATATCAGTTATTTGATTATTAATATCTGTAAATACTTGCTCATTTATTATTGTAGCTAATGTACCATCTTTTACAAATTGGTCAAGTTTTTTGCTTACCTCATCAATCATACCATTATTAAGATAATACTCTATCTTTTCACTAAAGTCGTCAATAGAACCATTAACATTATCTTCTAGTAAATTGAAATGTTTTATTACTAAGTTTATTTTTTCTACAATTCTATGAATTGCTTCAGGAATAGTTAAACTTGCATTTGCGTCTCTTAAACCACTTTCATATATATTCAAAAATTCATTTAACATATAATTACCTCCTACTTAAATATTATAACACTTGCATAAATAAGTCGTATGCTCCGTCTATAAGTTGTTTATCTAAATCTTGTATAACGTCACGCCACTTTTGTAGCAGTTCTGCTGAACTTGTTATACCTATGTTACCTCTGCTAATTAATGTATTGTTTGCAGTATTCTTAGTTTTACCACTGTTTTTACCCTCACTATTACCGTTTGTTGACGCCGTAGCGTGATTTCTGTTTAAATTAATAGAAGTAGTGTACTTTTTATTTTGAAGTTCAGTTCTAGGAGTATCTAAGAATTCTTCTTGTGCAACACCCTCAGTTTCAGAACTATTTTTTCCTGAAGAAGTTGTAGTATTATCAAAGGTTGATTCAACTGTTGAAGTGTTTGTTTCTGTTAAATCCTTATTTAACAAAAAATTAATGTTTTGTCTTTCAACTTCTAACTCGGTTTTATATAATTCATTATAAGTTTTAAATGAATTATCTAAATAATCTTTTAGCAGATAAAAAAACATATCGGGAGTATCTACACAAATTTCATCAAACATATAATGATTTAAGAATTTACTTTCAAATTCTTTTTTCTTTTGTTCATAAATCTCGTCACTTACCAATCCTTTCATATAATAATCGTAATCAAACTTAAACATATATCCTTTTAAAAATCTAAGTTCAATGGTGGATTTAGCCATTTGCTTCACCTCCGTCGTCTACTTCTTTATATAAACTTTCACTCATATTATTCTGCCTTACAACTTTCCAATTAACACCAAACTTTTCATTAATTTTTTCACACGCTAATTCTCTTGCATTGTAAAGTATGTCAACATTCCTATTAATGTAATCATTATTTACGTTAATTTCATCAACTAACATTCTTTCCTTTTTATCTGCTTGAGAATTGTTATTTAATCCTATAAATGTTAGAAACTCATTTTCTATTTGTTGTTTTAATTTAAGTAACTTATCTGCAACAAAGTTAGTATTTAAAGTTATATTTTGTAAATTTTCTGCTAAAGTAGCTTTTACAACTATTACCGGTTCATTGTTTGTTACTTGACTAGCTACTTCCCGAATTGATTTTTCTGTTTTTTTATCTGCTAAAAATATATATGGAATTTTTTGTAGATATATATTAGTGTTAATTGTTGTTTCTATTTCTGTTAATCTGTCTACATAGTTTATAATTATCGGCATCATTCCAGTTTTTGTATAATTATTATAAATTAATACTCCCTCACTAGCATTTAATGTTTTACTTATTAAAGGTGAGGTAATTTGAATTTGTGTAGGTTCATTATAAATATTTAATCCAACTAATGTACAAGGCATGCAAACTAATCCATAATCAGGGTCAGAATAAACAAAACAATAACCATTTTCTATTAAAGTTCTTTCAATAAATCTGCTTTCAATTTCACCAGTGTCTTCCCACTTAAAAATATTAAGTGATAAATTAAAGAATTGTGTAAAATATTTAATAAAAGTTAAATCATTAGCACGTTCTAATAATATTTGATTTGCTTTACTCATTTTACTTTACCACCTCATTTTTCACATTGTAATTTAAAATTCTTGCTCCTCTATCTTTGTGCCAGAATGTTATACCACTATTAAAAATATCTTTTATTTCTTCTAAATATTCTAATGGTATCATACTTGTACTTGCTATATTGCAAACACTTGTTTTTATATAATTATAATATTTTCTTGTTCTTATATTTGGAGTATCCCAATCATTGTATGAATATCCATATCTTTTAAAATGATTATCTATCCTTTCCATATAAGGGTCAGTAATACTATATTCTATTAAATCAATTTTTCTGTCATTTATCATCATATTATATACTGCGTCATTTCCGGCAGTTTTTAATGAAGCCGGAGAATTAATTAAGTCATTTACTTTAGCATTTTTCATGGATATAATTTCATTTTCTTTTACTTTACCACTTTCATTTAATTGGTTTAAATTCAAATTTGTAGTTTGTTGTGTTTGGTATCTGTTTAATGCATTGTTTGCTAGTCCACCGGCACCACCAACAACACCTCCAATATTTCCAGTAATACCACTAAGTAACATTCCTAGTAAACCGGTTACATTGTTAAGAGAATTACTCTGCATATTTTGTGAATTTTTTAAATTTACTGTTGCAGTATTTTGTTTTAAACTTACATCATTTTCAATCAAACTATTAGTTATTCCCTGATTGAAACTATTTCCATTAAGTGCATAGAATTCTGAATATGCAGAACTACAACATGGTAAATTGTAAGTAAGATTACAATTTACACCCTCCAACTTACCAGTTGTATCACCTTTATAACCAGACACAGACATTCTATATTTTCCACTAACTGGGGAGGTTTTTATTTTAACCTCTAATTTGTTTTGATTATCTATTAGTTGTGGTTTTATTAATAAAGGTTCGTTCATGTAGTCAGTTAAAATGTAATATCTATATGGATATGTTTCTAATTTCATATCATAATTTCCAGTAATATCGCCTTTAGTTCTAATACCTATTGCAGTACCCTCACTAAATATAGTTTTATTTACGGCTTGTATATCTACTATTCTAAGACATTTACAAACTGTGTTATTACTATCCTTAAATCTTTCATTATCATAGTCAACTTCTGTATAAGTTACTACGTCATTATCTGCAAAAGGGGAATAAGTAACACTTAATATACTTGGATTATTTCCCAAATATTGACCATAATTCATTATTCCTTTTGCGTCTGCCGGTATATAGTAATAATATAATCCAGTAGGAATATTTCTAAAAATAGTATTGTCACCATCAGTTGTTGCTATTTTACCCACACAATCACCTCCTAAACACTTCCTATACAACCACTTGGGATATATCCGTTGCCATTGTTATCTGATATAGCACCACCACCAACTATTGCAATAGTTCTATATTCATAACTATTATTAGTATAAATGTTTGCTTCTTGTGTTCTTCTTGCAATTAAACCTTGTAATACTGTACCACTGGCGTCGCTGATATAATAATTTTTCCAATCACTAGCAATTGAACTATCATTTGGGTTACTAATAAATTTACTATACATTGGACTACTTGTCGCACCATATAAACCACAATTGTATGATAGGGATAGAAATGCGTCAAATTGATTTTGTTTGATATTTCTTGCACCATCGTTTTTCATTTGAGTATATAAATTATTTGCAAATCTCTTCATTGTTTTGAACATAGCTTCTGACGCTTGTTGTTCACTACAAGGTTCAGGAAGTTCATTCCATTCAGGTACATTTTGTGTTGTTCCATATCCTTGTGTTGCAACACCACCACTGTCGTAATATACATATGCACTAAATGCTTCAAATCCTTTCAAGAATCTGAAAATTTTAGCAGATACACCACCGTTAAATGTTGTAGAACCACCACTGTTTAAATTAATATATCTTTTTGCTACAAAATCACTTTGCCAATACCATGTATACTCACTAATGTATGTTCCAATATCCCTTGCTTCTATAGCCGTAAAAGTTCCGTTGTCATTATAATGTGCAAACATAATTACGTGTTCCGGTGTATTAGGAGCTGAAAAATTCATGAAAATTAAATCACCCGGTTGAAGTGAACCACCGTCAACTTGTTGACCTACATTAATTTGGTCGTAAGTTGTTCTTGGAATTCTTATACCATTGTCGTTGTATGCCCACTGACATAAACCACTACAATCTGTACCGGCACTTTCACCAAGTGGTGGGTAATTACCTCCCCAAGTATAAGGTTTACCGATAAGTTTCCTTGCAGAATTAACAATAGCATTTCCGTCTACTGTAGGTTGTGGTTTTGGTGGTTCAGGTTCAGGTTCAGGGTCACCTACACCAGTATTATTACCTCTCTTTGAAAGTTTGTCTGTACTGGCAACTATATAACCACCCTTATCTGTAAAGTTATATAAATTAGTTACGTTCCTAACTATATATTCACCACATTCTATATCTTCAGGACGGTTCAACACATCTAAGTCAGGTTTACCACTTGAAAATGTAGGATTCATGTGTTGTCTTTCAATGAAACAACTATTTAGATAATAATCAACGTTTATTAAATATGTTTGCATTACATCTAATTTTAAGAATAATTGTGTGGTGTTTTCATTGATATACTTTTTGTTTAATATAAAGCAATAATGTATTACACTATCATCAGGGTTAATATAATAAAGATAGTTGCTTGCCATTAAACGAGTGTTACCATAGGTTACATCAATCTTTATACTATCATTATCTTTTTGATATAAAACATCATTAAAAGACATTGTTGCTTTAGAATTAAAAAATTGAAGTTGTTTATCTTTATTTTCAAAGATATAAGTATGATTGTGATTTACATCTAATTCTGGAACACTACATAAAACTACCCTTGTTTCCAATTTAATACCTCCTTTTTATAATTAATAAAAAAGTGCATATTAATGCACCTTTATTTTAATTATGCCCTTGCAGAGTTTAGTATTTTTACTGCATTTACAAATCCACAAATAGCTGCAATACCTTGGTTATGTGTAAATACATTAGTTGCAAGTTTATCAGGATTTCTGAAACTTTCAGAAACTTGAAGTGTTCTTCTAAATTGAATATAATCTTCATCTATAATCATTAGTTCAACTTTTGGGTCAGCTACATATTGTTTTTTAGTGCTATCATACATTTGGAAACTATCAATCTTTACAATTCTCCTACCCATTTCTGCCTTTTCCATGTTAAATGCAGTTGCTAATAATTCAACGTCAAGATTTGCAGATACTTCAGGTGTTGTTATAATTACAATATTTTGTGAATTTGTAAATGTATGAACACCTTGAATGTTAAACACTTTACCCATCATTCCAAATCTATCAACAATTGCACGTGTTTTCTTTGTAAGCATTTTAGCTTTTACATCATCACTTGCCGTTGCATATGTTGTTGCTAAGGTTACTTCTTTTGTACTTGCATTTGCTAGTAAACCTTTCATTAATTGGAAGTCGTCAAAGTTCCTTGAATTTGTAGGAACTGTTAAAACCTGATTAATTAAGTTTTGTAAACCATTTGGATTTAAAAAAGCAGTCCTTAACTGTTTATCTGAAATAGATATTTTATATTTCTTTTCAAAGTTCTTTGAATAATATTCTGTTTTTGTAGGTGGTTTTTCTATACCTATTAAAGAACTAACGTCAGTGTTAGCAGTTCCAAAGTTTTCATTAAAGTTCTTAGCTTGAATTAAATCTGTAAAAACACCTTCTAGTGTTGAACCAAATGGAACTGGTTCTTTTTCAAAAAATGAAAGTGGGTTTGTGTACACCTTGTTAATAAATATTTGTCCACAAATTTTATTTACTAAAACATCTAAAAACTCGTTTTTTGTTGCAGTGTAAGTTAAAATAGTTGTACCAATAGTTCCTATATTTTGCTCTGTTACTGTACCTATTCTGTCATGTAAATCAGTAGAACCCATAGACGCAACTAAATTTGTAATATCAACATTGCTTGCCATTATTTTTCACTCCTTAAAATTAATTTATTACATTAAATCATTTATTGATATAATGTTTGGTTTATCATCTTGTTGAGGTTCTTGTGGAACTCCAACAGTTACTTTAGTTAATAAATCATAATTTTTAACCTTTAGTTCATTTATTGTTTCATCTTTAGTAGCTATGTCAGTTTCAAATGCTTTAATTTTTGTTTCAGCACCGTCTAGTTTATCTTTATATGTCATTATGTCATTATCTTTATTATTTAATATTTCTAATATTTCATTATCAGAATATTCTTTACCTTTATATAACACTAAATTACCTCCTTTTTATTTTATGTAATATGTAAAAAGGTGCGTTTTAGCACCTATTCAAAAAAGATAGCAAAGTTAAAAGATAATAAAAGAAGTCACTACGCTTAATATTTGTGTGGTACGTTCTTCACGCAAGTAACCCACTCAAAGCATTTTATTTTTAATCAAAATAACCCTACTACTTTATTATATAAAAAAATACCAGTTATGTTACAAACTGGTATTATACAAGTATATAAAATAATTGAAAGGGGTAATATAAATGAGAAAAACCATTTAATCATTACTTTACATCTTTTGTTGTATAAATATATTTATAAATAAAGTGAGAGAGTAATTTATTTTTAACTCTCTATTTATCACTTTATAACCTTAATTATATCATTTGTTTATTACTTTACAACTTTTGTTAATTACCGTGAAAGGGTAATTAATATCTATGTCATAAAATCATACTTTTTATTATCTTTTGTTTATTACTTTACATCTTATGGTTAATATAATAGAGAGTGGAGATATATACAAATTTTATTTTGTTTATACTTTATAATATAAGTTTTATTGTTAATTGTTTCATAGGTTCTTGTAGTTTCTTAACAATTGTTTTCTAATTTTTAATATATTTGTGTATCTTTCAATTTCTTCTTTAAATTCCTCAATTTCAAGTTCTATTACATCATCTGTTGTTATTTCAAGTATTTTTTCACGCTTTTTTATTTCTTTTTTATAACCTTTAATATATTTTTTGATTTCTTGTATTTCAGTTTCTAAATTTTGTATTTTTTCCTCGTACATTATTTTCTACCACCTTTATTGGATTTCTTATTTTTATTGTTTTCTTTTTCATCATCTTCATCAGGATATTCAGGTGTTGCAACTTTTAATAATTGTACTTCATTTGCTAACACACTTACATAGGTTTTATATCCGTCTTCTGTTTCCTCGTTCTTAATGTCAAGCTTACCACAAATGTTTACCTTTGTGCCTTTTATTAAGTATTCCTCTAAGTTTTCTACTGTTTTGTTAAAAATTGTTACAGGAACAAATGTTGTTTTCTTGTTTTCTCCGTAACCCTCGTTTACTGCTACTGTAAATCTACCTACTATAGTGTCATTATCTTTCTTGGTTTTACCTTTGTAAATTTTTACGTCCATGTCCTTTGTTAAATTTCCACATAAAATTACTTTATTCATAAATCTATCTCCTTATTAAAAACTGGTTATACTTTATTATATTATTTTTGAATTGGTTTTGTATCATATAATCTTAATAATTTTTCACTTATTTTGTCTACTAAATCTTTATATATAATATCGTTTTTGTAAATAAACTGCAACAATGTTATAATAACATCAGCTAATTCCTCATATATATTGTTTCTTATATCGCTATACTCACATCTTAAAAATTCATCTGCCCAGTTCCATCTTTCAAGCTTTATTATAGGTTTTATAAGTTCGGAAAGTTCTTCTACAAGTAACATATTTACTTCATCATTTGTTTTTCTATCAGCAATATCTTTGCAAGCGTCATATACAATGTTAAAAGCTTTTATACTATTATCATTAATATTATTTTTAAGCGTGTCTTTAATATAAATATTATTATTGTCTATACGTTTAATACTATCTTTAAAATTATATTTATTCATTTATTATACCTACTACCTTTACTATTATTAATTTTTCATTAACACATAAAAACCTTTCAACTTTCATTTGTTCAATAGATTCAGGAATATCATTTTCATATAAAGAATAACATTCATCACTATCATCATAAAGTATTACTAATCTTTCTATACTATCATTATTTAATTTTACTTTCATATTATCACCTCTTAATAATATTTCTTTAATGAATTAATAAAGTTTTCTATCATATTACAGATTGGTTTATTTCTACAACAACTACAAGAATAACACCAATTATTTGTTTCAGGTGTACAATCAATTGAAAAATAAACTTGTAATACATCGTCAAGTAATGTCCTTTTCATTTTATCACCTCTTATTATATTTATTTGAAAATTAGAACAATTAATATTAAAAACAATAATAAATTTGTCATGTTATCACCTCTTAATAAAATTATTTCATAATTAAAACAATTAAAAATGTTATTATTATTAATAATATGATTATCATTTTTTCACCTCGGTTGAAGTGCTATAATATTTTCTCATTGAATCAATAAGATTACCAATAAATTCGCAAAAATCTCTTTTTGAACATTTAGTACAACTACAATATTCGTAATCACAATTTATTGAGTTGTTTATTTTTATAAAATCATCAATTAAGGTATTTTTATTCTTCATATTAAAACCCTCTTATTATCCAATAAATAAATGTAATGAATAAAATTATTAATAACGATAATATTGTAATAGCTATTTTTTCAACCATTTTATCACCTCATTAATTATATTCAACTTCTATTTCACAATTATATAAATATAAATATTCTTTAATTAATTCTTCTATTTGTTCTTCATTAAAATTAATTCTTGAAATATAAATTCTGTTAATTCCTTTTTTCTTATAATAAGTTGACACACTAAATTTTCCATTAGGTAATTTAGATATAACTCTTTTGTATATTTTGTTATAATTAGTGTTTTTATAATATATTATCATTTCATTGTTAAATTTTTCAATCATATTTATTACCTCATTAATTATATTCAACAGTTTTCTTAATATTAAATTCTTTCAAGTATGCGTCTATTAATTCTTCTATTTGTTCTTCAGTAAATTCTATTTTTGATTTAAAAATTTTATTTATTTTCTTATCACGATAATAAGTTGCAACACTAAATTTTCCATTATCTAATTTAAATATTACTCTTTTGTATGTGTTTGTAAATCTATTTCTTCCATAATGTATTATTAACTCCTTATTAAATTTTTCAACCATATTTCCACCTCATTTTTCTTTATACTTTATTATATAATTTTGTGTATAATTTGTTTCATATTTTTGAGTTAATTTTTGAGTTAATTTTTGTGTTTATTTTTGTGCTCTGTTTTTAGTGTATTGCTCTGTAGTATGTGTATATTTTGTCGAATTAAATAGTGTATACTATATATGGGGAATGTTCGTAAAACATGTTTA